TTTCACAGTCGATGTTGACGTAATCTGTGACCGTCGCCGTGATGGTTTTCCCGCCGATAGACACAGAGATCGCTCCAGAGCCCTCTATATGGATGAGTGGCTTGGATGTGAACCTTGTCGGGTTCCACATTTTCGTTCCGTTGCTGACGGTCTTCTCTATTTCTCCGGTCTTGAAAAAACTCTCAGGTCTGCATGTGAATTGGAGATCAGCCTCACCGCACTGAATCATCTTGTTCGAGAATTCAGTGCCGCCGCTGAAATATGCCAGTCGGAAGATCTCAGGCTCGAAGCTGTCCTCGAGTCTTTGATAGCCTGTCTTTGAATTTAGCCAGGACATAAACCAGTTGACCGTCTCATAAAGGTCTTTGATGTTCGGAGTCAGCCAAACCCGATAGGTTCTGACCGTGTCCTCATAAGCGTCCTGCTGGAATAAGATCGCGCCGTTCCTTCCCGGAACGCTTACGCTCTCGAACTTCCTGGCAGGACGGTCAAAAGCAGGAGCCTCGGAGACCACCATGCCATAATCTTCCGAGGACTCGCCGCCATATATCAGCAAGCCCTGCTTGTTGATACCATTGTGAAAAACTTTAGGCATAGACATCTCTCTTTCTTGCGGTCATAGCTGCGAGCTTCTCCGCTATGACGTTGGCCAGGCTGTTGGCGTCCTGACCTTCTGCAGCGTAGACGTTGATCGTCACGGCTCCGCCGTTGTAGTTGGTAGTAGGGCCTCCGAGCGCATCGCCTGATGTATGCGCTGACACATCCGCAGTCATGGATGCAGTCAGGCCGTTCATGTCGGTCATCATGTCCTTCTTGACGTCGTCAACGACATCGCCGAAACCTAAACCGATCGAAAGGCCGAGGTTCTGACCGATCTGTTCGCGCCAGATCTTTGAAGGGCTGTGTATTCCAAAAACTCCCTTGATGGCTTTGGTGATCGCGGAGCCCATGCTCTTGATCTTGTCTTTGATCCAGTTGATCTTGTCAGAGATACCGTTCCAAAGTCCCGCGATGAGGTCCTTACCTATCGAGAGGGCTTTGCCCGGGAGCTCTTTGATCTTCGTGACGATGTCAGACACGAACCCGCCGATCTTGCCGAGCGTGTTCGAGAACCACGTTTTGATGCTGTTTGCAAGATTAGAGCCGAAGGTTTTGACCTTGTTCACGATGTTCGCGATTCCGTCAGCCACCTTCGGGACGATCCACTCGAGGAATGAGGCCATGAGGTTGACCAGATTAGAGAACACGCCCTTGACGAGCGCAGGGATCTTGGTGAGCGCCTTGCCGATGGCTACGGCGATGGCTCCGACCAGAGTGAGCGCTGCATTTATCAGAGTTGTGACGTTCTTCTCATCTGTGAGAGCTATAGCCAGTTGGCTGATAACCTCGACAATAGCCGGAAGAAGAACCGGAAGGACCATCGAGATAGAATCTGCTATCTGGCTGACCAGTGCGACCAGGCCGCTGACCATCTTCGAGACATTATCGCCCGAGGATAACCACGTCACTATGCTCATGACGAGCTGCGTCAGGCCGTCGATAATGATAGGGAGCGCCTGCATCACCGCAGAAAGGGCGCCCTGTATTCCCGAAATTATGACCGGCATGAGCTGCGGGGTCATGGAGCTCACTGTGACAATGGCCTGAGTCATTACCGAGAAGATCGAACTCACCAGCGACGGCAACATAGGCGCAAAGCCTGAGATCAGACTGTTTATCAGCGTTGTCGCTATTGACATGAACTGCGGCGCCATCTTTTGGATGTTGCTGATAACGGACTGCAGTCCGGCCCTGATCTCTTCAACACCCCCGTTCCCGCTGAACACTTTAGACAGTCCCGTCATGACGGAACTGATGCCAGGAAGGAACTGGCTCATGATGTTGTTCTTAACTCCGGTGAGAGCAGTCTTCATGTTCTGCATCTCATCCTGATAGTTGGCAGCTGCTTTGATGGCATCGTCGGACATTACTCCACCGAGATCGTGGACCTGTTGCTTGAGCGCATCGGTCTCATCCGCCGACATATTAAACAAAGCGCCGAGTTCCGTCGCACCCTTGCCTAAGAGCTTGGAAGCGAGAGCTGTGCGCTCTGTTTCATTCTTTACATTTTGGAGAGCGGAGATGGTCTTTCCGAAGAGTTCCTCCTGGCTCATGTTGGCGATGTCCTGCTGGCTTATGCCGAGCTTGTCGAACGCATCGCTTCCTTTTACGGCTGCATTGGCCAGAGTCTTCATGGACGGCTTGAGCGACTCGATAGACGTGCCGCAGTGCTGCATGACGAAGTCCCATTCCTGATAGGCTTTTGTGGATATGCCCATCTTCTGGCTCATCTTGTCGATGTTGTCACCATATTGAGCTGTCGAATTGGCCGCATTGATGAAAGCCTTCCCTGTTGCAACGGCTCCGGCTGTTGCCGCTGTCATGGCTGCGCCTATAACCGCCGCCGTAGCTTTGAGACCTTTAGCCAGAGACTCGCCGAAACGTTTGCCCGACTTCTCTCCGGTCTCCTTCGCTGCAGGCTCTACGACCGCGCCCATTTCAGTGGCGATGGTCTTCTGCGAGCCCTCCATTGACGGGACTATCGTGACGTATGCCTTTGCGACTTCGATGTGCTTATCGTCAGCCATGTCCTTGTCTCTCCTTTATCCAGTTGTGCAAGTCTTGAACAGGAAGCGCTCCTTTTCCGAACTTGCGCACAGTTTTATCTTCAACACCCGGTCTTGGGTATTTCTTTTCTTTTGTTTTGACGCCACCAAGAGCACAAATATCTCTATGGATGGCATAGAGAAGGTCATACAGATCTGCCAGGATCACGTTTGTCTGCAGCGTTGTTTCCCAGCCTGTTGCTTTCCCTAATTCTCGAGCCAGAGCGCTGTCTGTTCCGAGATTCCGAATAAACGAAGAAAGGGCAGACCACGAAAGTCTGCCCCCTACATCGTCCAATGTGTAACCTGTCCGAGTCAGGAGGTCGTAATTTACCGCCCCGGCGTGATCGTCAATCAATCCCGCGAGGCCAAAGATTCCCCCGTTTCAGCTTCCTCTCCGTTGTTCACGTTAGACCAGAGCGTGAAAATCTCTCGCACATCGGCCAGAGTCATCTCGTTCACAATGTCGCCCATGTATTTTTCAAGGAAGTCACCCATGAGGTCGATCATCTCATCCTCAGGGAGTTTGGTGATCTTCATGAGCTTGCGCACTTCCTTGAATTTGAGTGCGTTTGCAAGCGGGAGGTTGTAGGTTTTGCCTTCGATTTCAAGAGTGAGGAAGGCTTTATCTTTTTTAGTAAGTGAGTATTTAGGCATGGTTAAATCTCCTTATAAATCATGATCCGGATGCAATCTGACCATCGTCGTGTGCGAAGGTCCAATCGCCCTGGATGGCAGTGTTCCAAATGGTCGCCTCTGTTCCCTTGAGAGGAACGTCGTCAATAGAAGTAATCAAACCCGACTCTGTTCCGACCATGCAGAGCGTATCGCCGTCCTTGATAAGGAAGAGATAGGCTGCAGGCTTGGCTGATACGTCAGGAGAGAGCTTGACCTTTGAAACATTTCCGTGTGATGCTGTTGCTGCTATATAGCTAACATTGTCAGCATCGAAAAGTGTCTCCATGACCTTCTTTGTGGTGTCAAGGATCGGAACCGCGAGAGAACCGGGTTCTGTGTTGATCTTTCTCTTAGGCTGGAGCGCCCAGTTGCGGATAACTTCACCGCTCGGAAGCGTGAGCGTCAGACCGTCTTCGCCAACGTCGCCGACGAGCTGCCAGCTTGCGCTGGGAGCTTCACCGGGGTAAGACGGGAGAGACGTGCCTTCGGGAGCTGTGTAAAACATGCCGACTGAGTTGCCAGCGGCTACTAATACTTTCTGCTGCATATTACATGCCTCCTGTGTTTAAGATTCTGGAATAGTGACCGCTTGACGGTGTGCGGTTATAAGAACCAACGCCGTGCAAAGTTTTAAGTCCGGTCGCACTGGATCGGTCGACCAGCTTGCCAGACTATTAAGTGACACATGTCTCAAGGCTCCGAACTGTTCCTCGGCTCTCGCTTGAAGAACTCCCAGAACATCCCGCATCACATCGCCCGCTTCCTCATCGGTTTCCGCCCTCACTGAGAGCCTGACCTGGAACGTGTCGATCTTGTCCCTCGAGCTTCCGCCCGTCTGCTCAATGAGCACGTTAGGAAGTCCGTATTCTTCGGGGAGCGGTCTGTTATAGGCTTCAAAAAACTCAGCCAATGCCAGACGGACCTCGGTCTCGATGTCGACCT